TTAATAAATCAAGATGAAATGGTCAAATGTTTTGTAAAAAAATTAGACAGGCAAACAGCGACCATTAAAGCGTTGAGAGATAAACAACAGATACATAAAAGGCGCATTTACGAACTTGAAGCACTTTACAAGAAAGCGAAAGATGAACTTGCGAAGGTGAAAGATGACGCAAAGTGAGTATTGGCAGACTGTGAGATGTCCGCATTGTGGCGCGTTTATCGGGCAACACTGCATCCCGACTGGCGCGCTGTTGGTCGGTGGCGTGTTGATGACGCAGGCCGAGGGGCAGTGCGCGACGTGCTTGCAGGTGTTTAGCTGGGATGCTGGTGAAAGCATGAAAAGGAATAGCAAGCATAAGAGAGGTTTAAGAAATGGCTGAACTAAGAGAAATTATCAGTGAAGTAAAAGAACGAGAATTGCGCATGATAGTTTTTGCGTGGGATATGGAACGAGCGTTAAACGCATTTGGTGAGATGATAAGAAACTTTGCAGAAAAGGTAAAACAAGCTTTTGAGCAATTAGCCGAATGTGTGCGTCCGATTTTTGATGCGATACACGAAATGTCAAATCGTAGAAGATTAACGGCATTTCAAAGGCTCAGTATGAGCAGACACAGTCGTCCGGCAAGGCGATGGCGAAAAATGCCCCCCTATACTGAGTACCAACAGGAGTAATTTTATGATGATGGAAACATTCAATATTTATTTATTTTCAGATATAGCTACTGTACAAGGCGAGCGGATCAAACACCCATTTGGTGATGATATCGTGCTTTTTATCCATGAGTATAAAGGTGCATGGCATATTAGCGAGTACAAAACAGGGCTTTTGGTTGAATATGGCGATACGAGAGAAGAAGCAATTGATAAGCTGGTGAATAGTGGTGTGCGGACGAGAGAGAATTTACTTGCGTCTATTGAAGACTGGCTTGGTACGTATGATGAATTGAATAAGCCGTTAGCCCCTGATACTGAGGGAGCGTAGATGACACAAGAACAATTAGATTGGACTGGTGATAAGAATAGTGTATTTAAGACTTTAGGGTCAAGCGCGCATTCTCAGTATGAAAGAGAAGAACGAGATTATTATGCTACCGATCCGATAGCTATTAGTAATTTACTTGAAATAGAGCAGTTTGATAATGATATTTGGGAGTGCGCTTGCGGGGGGGGGCATATGGTGAATAGATTGCGTGAGCATGGTCATAATGTGTTTGCAACAGATATTGTTTATCGTGGTGGTGGACATAAAAGATTAGACTTTCTTTCCTATGACGCGCTTAATTATCTTTATAAATATGACATAATTACAAATCCGCCATATCGGTATGCGTTGGAATTTGTTAACAGAGCCACATTAATAGCCAAAGATAAAGTCGCTATGTTTCTAAGGCTCCAATTTTTAGAAACGCAAAGAAGGTATAAGTTTTTTAAGCAGTGTCCACCATCAAGGGTTTTGGTGTTTTCGTCACGTATTCAATGTGCTAAGAATGGTGAATTTGAAAAATATAAAGATGGGAGCGCACAGGCTTACGCTTGGTTTATATGGGAAAAGGGTTTTAGTGGAAATCCAGTTATAAAATGGATTCCGCCAAATAATAAGGTGAGATGATGTTAAATACAGAAATAATTGTTATTGTTGAGTGTCAAAAGTGCGGTAAAGAAATTGGCACAATGCAAATACTCAATGGGAAAGAAATGTTAGTTGTAAATGATATCGCGGTAACGTATATGCGCGGTGCGTGTATCAGGTGTGGAAAGGAATTTCACTGGGATATTGGAACAAGGGGAATCTCTAAAATGTTAGAGAAAGATAAATAATAAAAATGGGACTTGCAGTTGCAATAATTATGCCGTATAATGTGAGTAACAATTAAATAGCGTGGAATAGAAACCCGCGCATGGCGTTTATCGGCTTCCAACCGATCACACTGTTTGAGAGAGCAGAACGTGGTCGGTTTTCTTTTTTAATTTAGTTTTTCGTGAGGTGCAGGTTTATGGAAAGTTTGGTTAATGGTGAAATGCTTATTAAGCTATTGGCTGTGGCGGTTATTGCAAACCGTTTTGTAGCCGCGCTGTTTGATCCGATTATTGAACACTTTAAGTGGGATAGAAAGTGGTTGATGTATATCGCTTGGGTCATTGCTGGCTTGTTATCTTGGGCATTGAAAGTCAATGTGTTTATCAATTCTGTTGAAAGTCCTGTTATTGGCATTATTCTGACTGCAATTTTCGCGGGAGGTGGTGCAAACATTTTTCACGATGGAACGGATAGCAGTACAAGGATTATTGACGTTTATGTAGAGCCTGATACTGAGTTAGAGCTTGAAGGATAGTTATGGACTGGGGGCAAATTCTTACCGCAGCCCTAACAGGCGGAGCAATAGTCAAAATCATAGATGCGATTATTGTCCGTTTTAAGTTAAAAAGTGCTGATACGAACACTGCATTGCAGGTACTTATGGCGCGTGTTGACACTTTGAACAAGCGTATTGAAGAATACGAAAATAAAGTTGACCGTCTTATTTTGGAGCGTGAAGAGTTGACCATCAGACTTGCTAAAGCACAAGAAGAACTTGCGCAAAAACAAATAAAAATTGACGCTCTGAAGGCGGAAAACGAAGCACTTTCAGCACGCGTTACGACACTTGAAAATGATATTGTCAGACGCGATGAGCAGATTGAGATGTTACAAGCGAAAATTGCTGAATTGGTGTTACGGATTGACCAGTTACAAAAGGTGGATTGATGGCTTACAAACCGAAGCGTCCATGTATGGAGCGTGGATGCCCGAATTTGGTAACGGATGAATTTGCGCATCGATGTCCTGAACATCAAAGGGAGTATTTGCGTAAATGGAGTAAGCCAAGAGATGTGAAGTACTCCAGTGGGAGTTGGCGGAAGTTGTCAAAGATATTTTTAAGACACAATCCGATTTGTAACCGATGTGGCGCGCCTTCTGTATTGGCGCATCATATTATCCGAAAACGTGATGGCGGGAGTGATGATTGGGATAACTTAGAAGCCCTTTGTGCTTCGTGCCATGAGCGAGAGCATAGAAATGAAAGGTGGGGTAGAAACCGTGAAGGGTAGACCACCGGTGCCAACCGCGATAAAGAAAGCTAAAGGCACTTACCGTAAAGACCGTGTTGTGGCGAATGAAGCTAAGTTTGTTATGCCGAAAGAAATGCCAAAACCGCCAAGTTATTTGAATACATTTGGTAAAAAGCTTTGGAAGTTGTTGGGCGAACTTTTGTTAGAACGTGGATTGTTTTCTGAAGGCGATGCGCTTGCTTTTGAAATGCTATGTGACAGCTACGGTATTTGGCGTGTAGCCATGAAAGACCTTAAAGTTCACGGGCTCATTCTTGAAAGTGAAAAAGGGTACAGATATGTAAATCCAGCTAACGGAGTAAAAAATACCGCATGGGCGCAAATGCAGAAGATGTTAGGGCAATTTGGATTAACGCCAGCTGAGCGTACACGCGTTATGGCTTCGTTAAGTGAAGATAAGATGCCGAAACGCAAGGAACTTGCGGAAATGTTGTTTGAAGGCATTGAGAAAATAAATGACTGAGGATAAGTACTATTACGACCACGTAGCCGCTCAAATTGTAGTCAATTTTTGCGAAAAGCTAATCGTTCATATCAAAGGCGAATGGGCTGGTATGCCTTTTAAGCTTGAAGAATGGCAGGAAAAAATTGTACGCGATGTGTTTGGGTGGAAGCGGAAGTCGGATGGTACACGAAGATACAGACAGGTTTTTATTGCGTTACCACGTAAGCAAGGCAAATCGTTCTTTGCGAGCGCGATCGCGCTTTATATGCTTATTGCAGATGGTGAACCAGGCGCGGAAATTTATTCAGTGGCGAGCGACCGTTCGCAAGCCGGCATTGTTTTTGAAGTCGCTAAAAAGATGGTGGTTGAATCACCATACCTGAAAGAAGAAGTAAAAGTTTATCGGAATGCTTTGCTTTATAACGATACAAATTCATCTTACAGGGTGCTTTCTTCGGACGCACCAAGACAACACGGCTGGAATGCTCATGCAGTGTTTTTTGATGAAGTCCATACTCAGCCTAACCGTGAACTGTATGATGTTTTGAGTACATCAATGGGCGCGCGAAGGCAACCTTTGATGTTTATGACCACAACTGCTGGTTATGATACTGAAACTATTTGTTATGAATTGTGGGATAAAGCAGATAAGATTTTGCGGGGGGTAGAAGTTGATGACAGCTTTTATCCTGTTATATTCGCGGCTGATCCTGAAGATGATTGGACTGATGAAGAAACGTGGAAGAAGGCTAACCCGAATTATGGAGTTAGTGTAAAACCTGAGTTTTTACGTGATGAATGTAAGAAGGCGAAACAGACACCTGGTTATCAAAACGCTTTCAAACGGCTTTATTTGAATTTATGGACTGCACAAGAAACGCGCTTTATTGATATGAGCGCGTGGGATGCGTGTCAAGTTGAATTTGATGAGAATTTATTAAAAGGGTCAGTGTGCTATGGCGGGCTTGACTTGGCGAGTACATCTGACTTGGCGAGCCTTAACCTTGTATTTCCAAATGAGCATGGCGAAGAAGAAATGTATACCACGTTACCGTTCTTTTGGTTGCCTGAAGATGGGCTTTATCAACGCGGATTGTCTGACAGAGTGGATTATAGCTTGTGGAAACAACAGGGTTTATTGCGTACCACGCCTGGGAATGCCATTGATTTTGACTTTATTTTGAGAGATATAGAAGCCCTGTATGAAATTTACAATATCAAAGAAATAGCGTTTGACCGTTGGGGCGCGTTCCAGGTTAGTCAAACACTTGAGCGAATGGGTATCACAATGATTGGTTTCGGGCAAGGGTACGCGTCAATGAGCGCGCCGACATCAGACCTAAACCGCCTCATACTGAGTAAGCGTATTCGCCATAACGGACACCGAGTGTTACGGTGGAATGTAGATAACTTGATTGTAACCACTGATGATGCTGGCAATATGAAACCGAGTAAGTCGAAAGCGCGAAACAAGATTGATGGCGCGGTGGCGTTGATTATGGCGTTAGACCGTGCAATCAGAAATAATCAGGGGAATAAAATGTCTGTGTACGAAGAAAGGGGGTTGATGTTCGTATGATTTTGCAATTTTACGCAATTAGAAAATCCGTGATTGTGAACATGAAAACCAACAAAGCCTTTCAAGGTGTGATTTGGCGTAGACGTGGTGATTATCTGATTTTGAAGAACTCAGTATTGCACGAGAACGGGGCAATAAAACCGGTAGACGGTGAAGTGTTGATATTTATAAAGGATATAGACTTTATTCAGGTGGTGTCATGAGTACGATTATTTCAAAAGCCACATTAACAGATATGCCAGAAGGGTTTTGGAATTTGAATACTGGATTATCAAGTGCTGAATTTCCACGGTATTCACTTGATTATCAGGCCATGTATGAGCGTCATGGGAACGTAAAGATTTGCGTTGATTTTTTGGCGCGTAACATGGCGCATTTGGGATTACATGTTTATACACGTGACGCAGATAATAACAGAAAGCGAGAACGAGAGCATAAAGCGGCTCAGTTGTTGAAAAATCCGTTGCCGGCAGTAAATAAAAGTTCGCGGTACAAATTGTTGGAAGCAGTACTTTCTGACATGTTTATTAGCGGCAATGGTTATATCCTGAAACTGCGCGATACTGAGAAAAACCTTATTGGTTTATTGCGTTTGCCGTATATGAATGTGAGTGTAAAAGGTGTTTTAGCTCCATCAGAATATAAAGTGACGTATGTTGATGGCGAAAAGCCATATAAGCCTGATGACATTATTCATTTCAGGATGTACTCAACGAACACGAATACTAAGGGGATGTCGCCATTAGAGGGATTGCGTGAAGTACTTGCAGAAGAAGCGCAAAATGTAAAATACAGTGCGCAATTTTGGGCTAATGCCGCGCGGATAGGTGGTGTTGTTGAAAGACCAGCAGAAGCGGCAATTTGGAGTGATGACGCGAGAAAACGCTTTAGAGAAGAATGGCAAAGTATGTATGCTGGTGAAGCCAACAGCGGTAAAACAGCCATTCTTGAAGAAGGAATGACATTCAAGCCGATTACTTAT